TAGCACATATACGGCTCTTGACTTATTTGATTATGCCCACCACAGGCAAATTTATTGTAGCACGTCGTAAACCATAAACATATTAAATTATATTAAATGTTCTACAGATGACGAAACGTACATCTTGCTTGTGAATCGTCTACTTTTTGAAATTCATTAGCGTAGGCTAGGACACAAGCTATGTTTTACGGTATTGCTGAATAAAGGATGATAAAGGGGATGTATATAAAATCGACTGTACAGGCTATACAGTCGATAGGGTATGTCTCTCTATGGTTATTAACGCAGCGGCTGTTCTATCGGTCTCCGAGTAGCCATATGTAAAGCGAAACACTCATGACATATCCGCTTATCGCCAAAGTCAAACGTAGCATCTAATAGGTATTTATGGCACCAGTCACAGGGACGTAAGGGTTTAGGCTTATCATCTTCCCACGTGCCAGATAAGACGATATCACGCATGATCTTGTATCCAGTCTTCACACTCTTGGCATATGGTGAGCAAATTGATATGTATACTTATACTTACCGTTCCATGTAGGATATCGGCTTCTTTCAGTAAAACGGCATCGTTTAAGCATTCAATAACAGCTTTAGGCGCGTTTGCTTTTTGTAGTCTAGTTGCTAGTCGTCTGGCATACGTGGCGTAACTATCACCCATTATCGGTAGCCTCTATATCATTGCTAGGAACGCCGCCAAAGACGTTGAGATGTTGGCAGTAAGACAACACATGACGTTTCACTCTATCGTTTAGCTCGCGTTCTGTTTCGTCTTTTCGTGGTAGGTATCGTCTCACTGCATCCACACGTGTACCGGTATGGATCATACGTAAAGTAACGATATAGTGACGTTCGTTTAGCTTCGCTGTTGCATCAACTATCCACCGCGCCGGCATGTTACTGTATGGTATCCTTACGTCAGTATCCCAGATGTTAAAGGCGATGGTTGCACCGGTTGGAGCGGTTTCTATTTTATAAGCGTATACATCGTTACCGCATTCTGCGCGGTAACGAAAGTATACATAATCCGCTTCTGCCATAATGTATACGAGATCGCGGCTATCAAACGTCTGTGAATTTTGCTTTGCTTCTGTTAGCTCATACTTTGTTAGATCCATTGTCTGCTATTCCCTCTTTTGATTAACCGTGAATAATACAAGTGAAATGGTGGCTTCCGTTCGTGTCGTACCATTCCTCTATAGTGCATTCGCACCAATAACCGCCGCAACAATCACAAAATGAGCATGACCAACCACAAATATCACAAGCCCCGTCATGACAGACGGCTCCACAATTTGAACACGTCATGCTATTCCCCCCCTGTGTTCTGCTAACCAGTTTTGAGCATTAGTCCAGGCCGTGACTAGCTTGGTATGTGATTGGATATCATAGATGCCCTGTTCTATCAAAGCACGTTCCTCTTCAAGCAAATCATCAAGCACTGAAACGATATAGGCTGGTGCGTCTAATTCCACCAATTCCTCAAAGTTTTTTGTCGCAATCTTATAGAAGTCAGTAGTATCATCCATCATCGCAAGATCCTTCTGATCCTGTTCAGTTGGCGTGTATGATTCATCCATTATTCGCCATCCCTTTCGTCAATGAGATCCGCTACTGTGACTTTTAGTGCGATAGCGATTTTGCGTAACGTTCCCATAAGCGGATTAGAGTTCTCATTAGCCCAAATCGGTAATATGGTTGCTGGCATAATACCCGTTCGTTTTGCTAGTTCGTTTAGGCTGATGTTGCGATCAGTCGCTAACTGTTTAACGCGATACGTGATCATGTGTATCTCCTATTTTTTGTACTACCTATATTAACTATATTAACTATGATAGCTATATGGTATCTGTGGTATAGTATAACACATACAGTACATATAGTACAGTAATAATAGTAATGGAGTTAGAATAATGTCTGAAATATTGGCAGGTGACGCGGCGATAGTACCGCGTGTAGAGCGTGAGCATATAGGCGTTATTGAAACGGTACGCCGATCATTCTTTGGAGAAAAAGAAGTAACGCTACAGGAAGATAAAGCACGTATTAGTGTAGTGACGGTAGTAACAATGGCGGTTATGTCATTCTTTGGCATGTATCTATTTGCCTATCCTAGCATTCAATCGGCTTTACGTGGTGATGTGATATCCGGTATCCTCGCTTTGGCTATTGTGTTATCGTTTCTTATCTCCGATTATGCCGCGCCGTTAGCCCGTGAAATGGCGCGGTTATCGCATACTCGAAACGATACCCAACAGGCTAGATTGTTTTCCTTTTATGCCAAATTCGTCTACTTTGCTGACGGTTATACCGTTACAATGGTGTTTGCTCGCACATTCTTAAAAATACCTGAGAACGCGCCGCCTATTGATCTGTTGCCTATTCCTCACTTTGGCACAGTATCTGAGTTAATCATACGTGGTTTACTCGTAACATTTACGGCGTATATCATCCATGATGTGACTAAAAAACCGTTAGCCGACTGGTACACGTTCGCACGTAAACACCAGGAACGTACCGGCGGTATTATCCTCAAAGGGATAGGCAATAAGGATATGCCCTTTACAGAGGCTTGGGATCAGTTTGTAGCAGCTATGAATATTTTGAGTAAACCAGCCGTAACGCAATCACAGAAGGATGAGGAGCAGCGGATCAAGCAATTGCAATTAGATTTTAAGAACGCGCTTACTAGCGATGTAAAAGCGAAAAGCGATGAATCAACGAACGCGATAGTTACCGAATTAGGAGAACTAAAAGCCGTTATGATGACGTTCCTTAGTGCCTTGCAAGATGGTTCATTAGCAGCATCTAAGAAGCCGTCTAAAGCATCAACTACTGGCAACGAAACCGGTTATAAGGCGATGCTGTCAGCACTTGATATCACGCCGGTAACATCGGTATACCGTGTGGATAGCAGCGGCAAAAAAGAAACCAAGAGCGGCGTTGCATTGCGTGGTGGTTGGATCAATAGCGCGGGTATAGTCGCTTTATCAGATGGTCAATGTACTAAAGATGACGCGACTACCTTAGCCCGTTCGTTGGGTCAAGGGTACAAGTTCGGCACGATGTATGCGTGTCCTTTGCCGGCTGTATTGAAAGCCTTAGACGAACGCAATAAACTGCATAGCACGGTACAAGAATATCTGTTAGCATCGACTAAGGCGACTGATACTACCGATCAATAACTACATATAGACCGCTCCAATATAAAGCATAAGCACCGCCTATCTATGATGATTAGCGGTGCTTATATCGTGCCTTAGCGCGTGCTAAAGGCTGTACTTACTTAGGGCATATGGTGATGGTTTCATGATAGTTAGCAAAGTCTATCACCTGAGTAACGCATGCAATAGGTGTAGGCAATGGTGGTGTATTGGTAGGTGCTATGGTTGCCGTTGGTGTTGGCAATGGTGTACTAGTCGGTGGTGGTATTGTCGCTGTTGGCACCGGTAAAGGCGTGCTAGTCGGTGGTACTAACGTTGGTGTTACCGTTGGCAATGGTGGTGTATTGGTAGGTGCTATCGTGCTTGTAGGTACTGGTGTAGGTGTACCAGTGATGACGGTACCGGTGGCGGTATTGACGTGGATATAGTCTATCAGCAAACTCGCTGGGAATACAGTAGACGGCGTAGGATTGCCAGGCCACGTACCGCCAACAGCGAGGTTAGCTAACAAGTACATAGGTGTATGGGGTATATGTGTGGTATCGGTTTCACGGTAGTATTCCACACCGTCAAGAGCAAAGGCCACATGATCGGCTTGCCAATCCACACTAATAGTATGATAGTCATTTGAGAGATTAGGTACGGTATAGGTGGTGCCTAAGTGCTTATGATTGCCCGCGCTATCTATCCAATGCATACCACTATGAATGTCATTATCTCCTATGTTCTCCATAAGATCTAATTCTGTAGTTGATTGTCCGTTCTCCGCTAACATCCAGATCGCCGGCCAATAGCCCGTACCGTGAGGAACTTTGAATCTCACTTCAGTCACGCCGTACAAGTACGCATAATGATCGGCGGTGGTGATCATTCCCGACTGATACGCATAAGATATGTTATGCGCTATAATGCCTTTTTGCTCGGCTTTCAGGTCAAGTACGCCGTCATGGGTGCTAATCTGAGTAGTCGTATAGCGTTCTAGTTCCGCATTCCACCCGCCGCTACAAGCCCACCGGTAGCATGTCGAATATTTTGTAGCATCAAATGGCGCGTTAAAATCATCAGCATAGCTATATGTGATATGCGATGGATGACTAGCGAGTACCGCTATTTGTGGAGCGTCTACACTGTTAACTGATGACGCGCTGTTAATGTCGCCATACGCGCCGGCTTCCCAATAGTTACCAGATATCCCGTTAGCATCTAAGTATGTTAACAGATTATCTAGCATGCTATTGTATTGACTTTGATCGGCGCGTGGCGTTCCCCATTGTACGCCGTTAGCATCACCTGATATCCAGTTCCCTGGTATGCCGTACTCGCTAGCAACGCATACATTACCGGTAGCGTGGCACCAATCGACAAACGGCTTGACGCGGTTAATCATCAGATCCGGCGATCCGCAATCGGTACTATATGTCTTTGCATATTGACCCCAACCACTAGGATCACCGCATACGTCGCCATAAATATGAGCAGCGTACCATATGCTACCGCCGCTATAGCCGGTAAAGCTACTGTCATATCTAAAAGGCTGGTTATCAAGAGGCTCCGCTATGATCGGCTTACTAGCATCAATAGCGCGTATACCATTGATAGCGGCCTGTGCTGTTGCATGCCAGTTTACCGCGTGCCAGGGTTCGTTAGCGAGATCATAGGCATAGATAGCGGTATTATTGTGGTAATGCGTGGCTAGCTTTGACCACATATCCACAAACGCGGTTACTGGTACTTGTAATGAACCAATATTGTTACCGTTGTAGGTGCCTTGATTGATGACGGTAAATGATATATGTTGACCTCGCATACCGGCGGCCTTGACCAAAGCATCCATTTTAGCGATGTAGGTAGGATCAAGTGGCGCGTTTAGACTGGTCTGTAAATCTTCCCAACGGAGCGGTACCCTAAACCAGTCAAGGCCCTTAGAATGATAGTAATCAAGATCAGCATTTGTGGCGAACGTATCGGTACCACCGTACCCGCCTTGCCACGCTCCAAACAAATTGATACCACGAAAGTAAGAAACCGGCGCGGCGGCCTGTGCTGATGTTGGTTTGATTGCATATACGGTAGCAACAATAAGCAATATCATTACTGCGAGAGCCGCTAAAAGCTTACGGATCATCGTGTACCCTTCCCTAGACCACAGGACGTGGTGTAGGGGTTGGGCTAACTGCCAACATAGACATATTGCTAATAAGATTAGCTTTTAATGATGTACGGCTATGTGTGTAGTACATGCTGGTAATTGCTGATACTACCAGCGATGCCACGCTAGCGATAGCTTGTATACTTGCGTCGGCATTAGCGATATGTACGCCAAACAAGCCGACTATAGCGACTAGGTAGGTTAACAGCGATACATAAAATTCTGTTGTTAAGTATCCTGGTTTCATTTAACTACCCCTTTGATGTAGGTAACTAACACCGCTAACGCGGCGGCGGCCTCTTGTGCCTGTTTATCAGCTACAGGGATCGGCGCGGTTTGCGCTTTCAATGCGTCTAGTTCTGCTTGTAATTGTACGATCTGTTGATTAGCGGTTAAGCTATCTTCTAGTCGTCTTTGCATTTCAGTATTGCCGCCGGCTAACCATAGCGCATGTGTGGCAACGTTCGCATATAAAACACTGAAATTAAAATCTTGACGGCGGGTATCTCCAAACGATTGTACATTTACACGCGGTTGATCGGCGGCATCCCAGGGATGATTTACGATGTACTCTCGAAAGCCACCAGTCACGATACATCCACTAGGAGCAGTTAAGGTATCGTTACCGTCATCATGCCAACCATCGGGAACGGTCGCTACTGTAGCCATAGGTGTTACCTCTTGTGGTTGTGCCTTAACGTTCAATGCGATTAACGCACATACGCTCGCATTCTCTAAAGCCCAAAGCGGGTATATGTCGGTATCGTTAACGACATTAGGATTATTAGGATCGCCTACAATGTAGCCCGTATCAGTCACACCTAATACCGTTAATGCGTGGTAGTGTACGCCTACATCCTCGTCAGTACCTGAGACGTTTACAAGTGCTTGTGCATTGGCTAATTGCAACATGATCGGTTTTATGCCAGCATTAGCGCGTAAGTAACCGATCCAATCTTGCGGTAAACTATCGCCTTGATAATCCCATTGTGTGTCAATATCCGCACCACGCCGGCGTAACTCGCTAGCGATGTTAGCAAACGTAGCCGCGCCGTTTGCACTTGCAGTACCAGCCTGAAACATTACATCACGTATGCTGATCATCAGATCTACGACTGACTGATAATCATTTGCTAGCCCGTTAGCGGCTGTTAGGATCATGGCCGCGCTGGCCTCGGTACATGTCCCGTTAAATTGCTCACCATTGGAGCCTTTACTAAATTCGCTAATGTGTACTAAGTTTGGTACTTGTCTCATTGTGTCCTCACTTACCTATGTGTACTGTGCCAGATATTAAAGCACTCAGGATAACGGTTATGATACCGACTACCCACACGGCATACTGCTTATTCCATTCAAAGCCTTGATTCAATTTTGTTGCTAGCATTCCTTGCATAACCGCTTCTGTTTTATCGATACGTGCCTCTAACTTTGCCAGCCGTTCTATCGTATTTGTGGTCATGGTGATATTAACTTGTACTGAAGCGGTTAACGTAGAAACCTGATCGGCGATCTTACTTACGAGTGTTGCTAGTAGTGATAACTGATCGGCGTTACTCTCTGTTTTTTCAGCTATCGCGTCAAGAGATATTCGTGTTAAGTTTTGCTGCTTGCGTGGCATGCTCATGGCTTTACTGTCATCATGCAAGGCCGCAAGAATACGCCTACTTTACCATTGTGTGTAGGGTGCAAAGCGTAGCCTAAAGTAAACGCCGTTTCGCCTTTCTTAATAGCTCTTACTTTGCCGTCGCTAGTACTCGTCACCCATTGACGCGACTGTATATCCTCACTAGTTGAAACCCTTACGCGGCCCGTCAATGCAATAGGAACGGCTACCTCGTTAACGTCATCTTCATTCGGTCCTAGTAGCACGCCGCCGCCTTCTGATACCACAACAGCAAACGCCGATCCATCTTCTCTGCATAGCGTGTATACGTCGCCTTGTGGCTCTAACACGGTGCCAGCCTCGTATATCATGTCAGTTGTGTACGTCTCTGCTATGTCGAATGTGTCAAACACACCACCGGTGCCATAGCCACTACTTGAACCAGCAGCAGTCCGCAACGTGACACCGGATATGGTGAAATCGCCATTAGCGCGACACTCAAATAGTTTTGTGCCGTCATTTTTACGCACGGCAAAGTACGCTTGACAGATCATCAGATTGCCGAGAAATATTGCACTGCTAGTGCCACAGACAAGATTACCAGACGCGACTATGTTTGCAGCGTTTACGTTGGTAGATGTGGTGATATCGTTATCCGTGCGTAAGCCACTGGCTGTACCGTAGATATACCCGCTAGCGGCTGTCCCTGATCCTAATCCAAGCATGCCGTACCCATCAGAGCGGATTGATAGACTAAACCTCGCGCTTGAATCGGCTGTCACGGTGGCATACATAATTGATTGATTAGACGCTGGTACGCTAGGGAATGTCATGGTAAGCGCGTTGACGGTATTCCCTGGCATGGAAATACCTAATGCACCGGACATGGTATCACCAGTTTTAATCAATCGGGAACTATCCAAACCGGATATACCCGTTTCAATGTTATTCATATTAGCGGCTGATGCTGGTGTGGTACCGTTTACCCAAGTAGTCGGTGTGTATGTCATACTGATCTCCTTAGCTTAATGTGTCGATACGATCTATTTGTAATGACTCTGTAGCGGCTTTAGCGCGGGTATACAGCACACGTGCTATCATCGTACCGCTATTTAATGCAACGGTGGCACCATTGCCAAACCAGCCGATCTCGTTTGTCGTAAACGTGGTAGCCTCGCCAGGTGCGATATAGATAGTTGATTTACTTTGCCCTGTGCCTGGTGTGGTGTAACTCGTCATAGCCTTACGAAACTGTTCAGCAACTAACGCGGTTTGTGTATTTGCCACCGCCGTACTACCACTTCCTAACGACGCATACGTGATTTTAGCGTTTACCGCGCTATTCTGTAATGCTGATACGAGTAGGTTTTTACCTGTATTCATTACTAAATTGTGCAGTATCTGTTGACCAACTAGCCCGCCGTCATCCCATACCGTGACCACAATAAGGCCGCTCCATTTTAAGCCGTCATCAAAATCTAACATACAAATACCGCCGTTCCACAAAATGTGCTAGTTCCGCATATAGGGCATGCGTATACCGTTACTGTTGATGTTTCCCCCCACGTGGTTGAATCAGATACCGATACGGGTATCGCAATCGTGCCACTGTTGCCAACATTCAAGTTATTGAGTACAGCCGGTTTATTAGCGAGATTAGCAAAGTATTGTACCCATGATGTATTTACCGGTCCTAACATCGCCTTGACGTGATAGCCTAGCACGGGGTCGCGATCATACACCTGTACCGATTCAATGAGTAATTGAGCATTAGTTAGATTATGTTCAGGCGCGGTAACGGTTAATAGTTGCCCTGGCTTAAGGCCGGTCTTAAGCGTGTCAAATGATAAGGTAACGCCATTGACGGTAAACCGCATTAGCTTACCGTTTGCATCTTGGATCGCGTCGTCAAGTGACCTACTGTTTGGCACATCCTCAATTGCTTCTACTATGCCGGTAGATCCTTCTAATACAGCTCGCGTGGCTTGTGCTGAATAGTCGTCACTTTCGACAATAGCAGCGTAACTACCGATATAGGTCACGCTCAACGTGTCAGTCGTTATCAGCGTGGTACCGCCCGTATCCTGGGCTATAACGTTGCTGTTTGCGCTCCAATAGTAGTTTTTACCCGTATCTACACCGCTTATGCCGACTGTTTGGGCTACCGTGTTTAGCGTGATTGTTGGCACTTGCGATAGCGGGTACGACATAAGAAACGCTTTAGTCGTACCATCACCTTTGCGTGTTTCCGTTTGGCTAGATGTTGGAGCGTTGATGCCACGCATGTATTGACGATTGCGGTATAAATCGCTAGAACGTACCGCGCTTACAGTAGTTGCTTCTAAGTCTTTGTTACTGTTAACGGTAAATGGTGCAATGGTACCGGTAGCGGGTTGAAATTGCAATTGTTTCTTTTCGTCAATATCCCACCAATAGCCGGATCTCTCTGCTAACAACATGATAACCTGTGATGCTGTTGCATAGTTAACGGTTAATAATGGTACGGTAGGACCGGCTGATATCGTACCCGCCGTCACGCCCTCTAAAGATAATACGTTCGTTAAAATATCTTGAACGATCTTACCGGCTTGCATGGCTGTATACGTCTTTGCTATCAATCGCTTATCAGCAAGATACACGCTATCCATACATTGGATAGTATGCAGTAATAACGATCCGTATCCTGGCCTGACTTCTGTAGACGATTGCACAAAGCCGTAAAAGTCTGTCACGCCGTTCTGATTTGTTATTGTGACTTGTGAACCTTCAACAAAGTGATTAAGTCCGGTAGTATCCCATACCGTAAATGAACATGTGGAACGTTGCCCTAATGCCTTATTGATTGACAGTGTACCGGCCTGAATTGGTAATGCCACACCTGCGATAGAGACGGTATAGCCGCCACTTAACGTCGCTGTACTTGTGGTAGCTGCTATGTAGTGGTTCTGTATCTGAGTGAGTGATAGCGCATAGCCATAGATAGCGGTTTCATCGACACTACCGGCATAGTAATCACCACTGTAGGCGGGGTTATAGCCAATAGACAGGTTATACGCCGCGGTGCCAATGGTCCCTGTTAACGCCTGCTGGTTGATGAGCGTCCCGTCGATGTAGAGCCGGACGTAGATGCCGTCATAGGTGCCTACGAGATGGTGCCAGATGTTAGGCGGTAACGGCCCTGCGAGCGTAGTAAATACAGTAATGGTACCATTGCCAACGCTAAAAATGCCGCCTACATCTTGCAAGAATAATTGTATGCCTTGATGTGACGTGTCGGTATAACTGTTAGCCACAATACGTGGGTATACTGCCACTAACGCCGCCGGTATTTTAACCCACGTTTCTACACTACATGCCGCTAATCCATTTAATGAAACGCCGGCGGGTAAATCAACATGTCCGGTAGTACCGTTTAATGTGATACCGGTGTTTGATTCATTGACCATCGCACCTGTAACACCATAGGTTACACCAGTACTGGTATACGTAGCATTGTAGCCGTTACCGCTTACATCAGTCGCTACCGTACCGCTTGTTTCAGCTAGTCGATAATAGGCTAGTGGGGTATCAGTCAATACCGCCGCTTTATATGCCGATACCGTGCTACCTGACAGGTATAACGTCGCTGGTACTTGTCTTTTAGTTGTAGCAATAGTCGCAATTGTTGACGGTACGATCCTCGCATTGTATGCGGTAATCGCTAATGTAGTTGGTACCGTTCTAGTTGATACCGCAACAGATGACAGCCACAAAGTAGCGGGTATAGTACGGGTACTTGTAGCCATTGTTGCTAATGTGGTTGGTACAATACGTGATGCAGTGGCTAATAATGCCAGCGTAGCCGGTACGGATCGGCTATTGGTTAATGTGGCACTTAGCGAACTAGGAACGGATCGGGTACTGGTTGCCAACGTCGCCATAGTTGCCGGTATGACACGGTTACTAGTTGCTACCATTGCCAGCGTAGCGGGTACCGTTCGTGTACTCGTAACTACTGAAGTCCCTAACGATAAAGATGCTGGTACCACGCGATTACTAGTGGCTAATGTAGCAATTGTACTAAGAACGGATCGGCTATTAGTTGCCAGTGTAGCGAGTGTAGCGGGAACGGATCGGCTATTGGTAAACGTGGCACTAAGCGAACTAGGTACTATACGTGTGGATGTAGCTAACGTCGCTACTGTTGACGGTACGATCCGGTTACTAGTAGCAATCATTGCCAGTGTAGCGGGTACAGTACGACTATTAGCCGATGTTCCTAATGATAGCGTCGCTGGTACTACTCTATTAGCGGTTTTTAATAGTGCTAATGTAGGAGGTACCGTGCGTGTAGACGTGGCAAGTGTGGCGATGGTTGCTGGTACAGTTCGTTTACTGGTCGCGAACGTGGCGATGGTGCTAGGAACGGATCGGGTACTGGTTGCCAGTAATGCCAGCGTTGCCGGCGTAACGGTACGTGTAGATGTGGTACCACTTACACCTAGATACATTGTGGCTGGTACCACACGTGCGATAGCACCGGTACGATAATGCTCTTTAATGCGTGCCAACGTTAGCACACTAGGATAGATTGCTACCTCGTCAATGCCACCTTTAAAAAAGTTGCCACTAGGGGTTATCAGTCTACCTATTGATACTTGTGTTGCCGAGGCCGTCACCGATCCCGTATACGCGGCGGTATTGAGCAGAACGCCATCTTGATATAATCGCAATGTACTAGAATCATAGGTACCAACAAGGTGATGCCATGTCGCCGCCGTCACCGCGCCCGCCGTGGCTAAAACGGTACTCGATGTAGAACCCGATCCGATCTGGAATGCACACCCAGAAGCGGAATCAAGTCTAAGCTGAAAACCAGTAAAGGTCGTATTCGTCTTTGCGTTGGCTACCAGACGTGGGGATGTTGACACATCGGTTGACAGCGCAATATAGTACCACGCCTCTACCGTGATACCCGCACCACTCGGATTGTAGCCTACTGGTAAATCGATTTTACCCGCTGTGCCATCAAGAGTTACAGCGGTATCAGCATCAGTCGTTAACGCGCCGGTAGTGCTGTATGTCACACCAGTACCGTTATATGTACCGTTGCGAGCGTTACCGCTTACATCGGTAGCTACCGTACCGCTACTTTCGCCAAGTCTAAGGTATACGTCCGGCGTATCGTTTAAGACTTCCTGCTTATAACTCAAAGACGTATACCCCCTTAACTATTGATCGGTGTGTGTGATAGCTACTGAACCATCAGGATAGATCCATGTATAACAGCCGGTGCCAGATTCATCATGCCAGCCAAGTACCGAAACACTCGTAACTACTTGATCCGCGTCTTCGCTTTGTTGAACGGTTACGGTACGCCGACGAAAGAAAAACGGCTTCATACCGGCGGGTATGTGGCACACCATTTGCCCTTGTGGATGTGTCAGGATTACTGTAGATACGCGGTTTATATCTACATTATTCCACGTGGATAGCGTGTCCTCAGTCAAATGGATACCATTATGACCATAGACGACTGACCACATATCAGTATCTGTCATTTATGCCTCGTCATAGACAAGTAGAATGTTAGGAAGTGCGATTGCTGAACCAGCACCGCCGGCGTATGTAAAATCCACACCTGTGATCAATTGCACAAAGTTCCCGTTACGTCCTAGCGAGGTTGTGACGGTACTGGTGTTATCCCATAGCTGATTGCTGGTAGTTACCGCCGCATATGTTGACGGTACCGCTGCGTTCGTTCCCACATTGTCAGCTACTTTGTTACCGCTTGTAGCTTGCGTGTACGTTGCGAGATTTTTCCAGTTGAGTGATAAACCAGTAGTAGCGGTGGCAGCGAACGCAACGCGCCGGTTACTAATTGAGGTAGTGCCTACCGTTGTCACCTCTAACGCTAGCATTTTATGCCACGAATAATCGGTGCCTGTTGCGGTTGGGATCGGGATCGGCGTGGTACCCGATGTATTTGTATCGTTTAGGCTAAACTTTGTACCCGTCTCGGCTGTCACACCGGCGGGTTCGGTGGCGTTGGCTCCAAAGTATGACGCTCTTGTTACTGCTGCTGCCATGTTCTTAGCTCCTAATTCCGGTGGCTAGTCGTATCTCGCTAGCCATATGAGGTAGCACCGTTCGTGCTATTTGCCTACCGTCTAACATGATGGTTATCGTCTGCGAGATCATTTGCTGACCATTATTTGATGGTTGCATAGCGGGTATGTTGGTACTATTAGTTAAATTGCGTGTCTGATTATTAGGGATAACTTGCGATCCTTGCGGTAACATCACTAATTCCGGCCCGTTTTCGCCAACTATCGCCATGCCACCAGGTGCGCTACTGGTACCCATTGCAAATCCAGGGATAAGGCCACCGATCACCGGTATATTATGTACCGCGTCGCCTATCGTCTTACTTACGGCATCCTTGATTGATCCAGCCATAGACTTTATGCCGTCTATTAGTCCTTGTATCCATTTCTTACCAGAATCTAATAACTTTGCGGGCATATCCGTAAAAAACTTTGTGGCCTTATCGATAAAATCGCCAATGTCTCCTAAAGCCCCGCCAACGGCATTTTTAATACCATCAGCTAAATCAAAGAACCATGTAATCAGATCGACAATGTGGGATATCAAATCAATCAATATGCCAATGATATTACCAATGATACCAATCACAATACCGATAGCGGGAAAGATAACTTGCGTCAAAACCCAACCAAGGATATTCAAGATCGGTATCAGGACGGGTTCAATGTGGTTCCAGAGTTTCATCAGTGAAGGCAACAGTTCACCCATAACTTTGTTGGCGATTTTCTCTAGAGCAGGCATGATTTTAGTGGTAATCACCGTCGCTAATTCGTGTAAAATCGGTATCAAGACAGGCGCTATCTGATTCCACAGTTTCATGAGTGCGGGGACGAGTTGGGTTACGACAAATGTAGCGATGTTGGCGAGAATAGGCACTACTTTTGTGATAATGACCGTCGCTAATTCCTCAAAAATGGGCAGCAGTTTCATGACAACCGTTGTCCAGAAATGCTCAAATGCGGGAACGGCTTGAGCAACGATGATCGTAGTCAGTTGCGTAACTGCCGGCATCACCTTTGTTTCAACAAACGTCCCAAATTTTTCTAGGACAGGAATAATGTTGTTACCGATCCATGTAAATATATTCCCTAGTGCAGGAACAAGTACCCCTTCAATTAATGATCCTAATTTGCTGATAGCGGGTATGCCGTCTTTCATAAACCATGCAGCAAATTTATCAAATATCGGCAATACCTTAGATTGTATGCCACTCATAAGCGATTCAAGCACCGGTATTAACGCAAGTCCGATCTTTTCTTTCGTCTGATCCATCGTGTTATTGAGGATCGACATTTTACCCGCGAACGTTGTACCAGCGGCCTCAGCTGATCCGCCAAACTCGCGTGATAGTTCTTTCAAAATAATGCCTTGCGCGCCTGCGGTATCGTTATGTTGCATCATCGCTTTGATGCTATCTTTTTGTGATTGTGTGAATGTCACACCGACTCGCGACAATGCCGTGATGCCCTTGATTGGATCATCGAGAGCCTTACCCAGTTGAATTGCACTCGACTTTGTATCTTGCCCTAACGCTTGTGACATATCAAGTACGGTTTTCGTGGCTTGAGGGAATACCGTACTACCGATATTGGTAAACGTTAGTAGCATGTTTTCAGCCGATTGCGTCACGTCATCAGCAAATGGTGTGGTACGTGCTAGCGAGTCTGCCATATCGCCAATTTGTGTAGCCGTCATACCCGCCGCGCCGCCGGTAGATTTGATAACCTGCGCTGTTTGCGTCATGACTTTTTCTTGATCAATACCAGCTTGAATAGACCCGCCTATAAAATCTGTCAGTCCGCTAACAGCACTACCGACTACCGCAATAGCACCAGCACCAGCAGCGAAACCTAAAGCCGATGATAGCGCGTTCTTAAAGAAACCGCCGCTTTCATTGACTTGTGAGTTTAGCCCGCGTAGTTTATTTTCGGCTTCGCTAGTATCGCCGCCTACTTTCACTTGCAATTGTGCTACTGTTATTGCCATTTATGTACCTTGCCTGTTGACGATCTCTTGTGCCTGTGCCTCGGCTGTTTCGGCAATATTCGCTATCTGTAACCAGTATGCCGACTGGTGTAATAGTTCCCAGGGTGCCACATGTAAGTATCGAGCCGCTCGTATAAGCGGGTACCATTCTGGCACCCATGCCGTGTCGGTTTCGGTACCTAACGCGAGGTAGCGACGCAATGCGGTTAACTCACTAGTTGCGTCGCTGCTACTTCCCCCTGGAATATACCGGTAACAATTCCCTCCAATACCTGCGCTTGAAACAGTACGGGTACTTCATTCTGTAGTCGAACTAAATCAAGAGGAAACGGCGTACCATCGGCATCTAACAGATCCCAAGCTGCTACTAGCGTTACTAAACTTTTGCTAATGCCGGCATAGTCTGATGTTTTTTTGATATCGTTCAGTGTGGCAATAAGAGCCGGCGTGACAAGCTGATGATAGTACTCAAAATTGAGTACATCGCCGTCATATGCCATAGTTGCGTGTTTGGTACGTTGCGTTAAATCTAAGAGTCTCATATATCCCTCTCTACAATGCCGTGATTAAATTAGTAGCCGTCATGGTATGCGCTTTACCCCAAGTAGGATCTTCCATAATCATGCAATCCCATTCAATCGCAAAGATACCGGCATCATCAGCAAATTTTGTCGGCTTGCCAATTGCAATAGCCATATCATGCTGAAAACCGTTGCTGATACTGTTAGGAACGTCTATCGCGTTGCCGACGCAATCCACACGCAAGTAATACAGTGTACCGGCGCGTAGGTAGCCAAGTAACGCCATACCGAAAGAATCGGCCTCTACTTTGAGCTTGATACTCGTCTTTGGAGCTACGTCTACCTGACTCGTGAATGATGCCTGTGAACGGTTAAGCGGGTAAAACAAGTCATAGGACATGTCGCTTAAGAAGTCCACACTAAGTACCTTCAGTAGCTGCGTTGTGCCTAAAGCGGCTGATGTGCTGTCAAGGTATACGTTGACGTGTTTTGATACGACTGGTGCAATCGGTACGGTAGTTAATCCAGTACTTGCTAGCGTCACACCATCAACCAACGCTTGACCTACACCATCAGCCGTAACCGAAAAATCTTTACGAGTGCCTTTGTACCCAAACTTTGTTATCAGTCCATAGCCGAATCTATGCGCTCGGGTAGTTGGATCACCTTGCTCTATCGTGTACGTTTGTGGCGTGATAGGTCCAGTTAATGGTGGCGTTGCTATCCATTTTTTAGCCGTTGTGGATGCACCCGCCGCTACTGGTGTAATGCTGCCATAGATAGACGACATGAGGTACGGTAGCCCGTTATAATCAAGATTACCGCCTATGGTCATTGCCGACCATTCTTTGTTTTCCTCTTGGGTGCCAGGAAACTTATGTCCGGTGCCTCGATAGAAATTTACATCTGCTTCTACCCCTATTTGCCAGTCGAAACATTCAAATATCTTGGTAGCCGCTACAATCGTACCAGGAGCCGCTGTACTCTCTACCCCTAGTTGGATCTTCTGGTTTACCGTTGCTCTCTCCATCGGCATGGCTTATACCCCCTGTAAATAAATGCGGTATAAACCGCCAACATGTGACCATTGCTCACCGTTTACTAATTCCTCGTATTGGACTTGCTGTTCTCTGAAACTGGATAGCACGTATCCAGGTGAAAGCGTTACCGGTCCTGAACGTCCTATCAAAGCATCGATACGATCCGCAATGGTGTTAAGTGTTGAGTACAGCCGCGCCGGCCCTATTGCTTTCACCTGATACAAGCCATTGCTAAACAGTCGCTTTACATTCATTGTTAATACGTCGCTACTGGTTTGCTGGTTAAACGTGGCATAGGGTACCGCCGTGCCTATACGTGCGTAACCTTGAAACACGCCACCGGTAGCCGCGTTAGTGAGTGCGCTATCACCTGTGAGTGCGGAATACAGCCACGTATACGCTTGTGATACTTCAGCCATATTATTTAATTTCCTTAAGCAGATCTTGTATCTTCCCCATAGCAGCATCAAATGACGGCCGTACTGTTTCAGCAGCCGGCCCTAAGTAGGGATATGCTGGCATACGCGATGTACCCATTTCAAGATAGATACCATAGCTAGCACCAACGGCAGTGTATGCGGTTTGGTCATCCTCAGCTTGATCTATGGACGGTAATAGATCCTTATCGGCTGTACCTGGGTAGGTGTTCTCTTTGTCAGTCACTACATAGATAGAGGCACGCATATTGCCATATTTTACCCTCGCGTTTTCTTGTGCATGTGCCTGTATATCAAATGCCGTCTTTCGCACTATTTGACTACTAGCATCGTGTATTTGTTGCGAGTAATCAAGGATATGGTTAAAATCACTCATACAATTACCGTTATCAGCAAATCGTTAGCGTAGGTATATGACTCTGCATTCTGGATGTTTTGTACCAACCAATAACGCAACATGTAGTAAAACCGATCACCCTCGCGTATGCCAGTAGTCGGATCGTATCGCACCATTAAAGCCCATTGCGAACCAATGATAGAGCCATATAGGGCTAATTGTGTGCTGGTCGGCTTAGAGATATTAACCTTTGTAGTAAGCACCGTAGTCCAGGATTCAACATCATGTCCCGCGCCGTCACTCGTTACGCTTTTACGTTGTACTACTACCGTTTGCTCAAAAGAGGCATTGACAATAGCAGTCATTGATGCAATATCAGAAGCTGAAAGCATAGCCTAACCCCCTTTAGAAAAAATCAATCTCAGTAGGACGTAAGCCGTTACGCTCTTGATTAGAATTAGCAATATCAGATCGCTGCACGGTGATCACGCTAGGACGTTGCTGTAATCGGTATCGGTGTGCAAGGTCTAGTAACATCGGTAGTGCCTGTGAACGTCTAAAGGATTGACCATCGGATGTAAAATCAAACGATATAGCCCACTTCGCCGCCATACGCTCTAACAGATCCGCCGCTGATCGGTACACGTCGTATGTCTTACCAACAATGAACAGTGGCGGTAATGTGGTGGCACTAAAGATCCAATGCCCTGCGAGGTTTTCAGATGTAGACGGCGTGACAGTCGTTATCCGGTACTGTTTTAATACAAGATCGTCTTCCCAGTCGGTAAAGTCTGAGTAGTAATCAAGATAGCTGATAGTGGCACCGCTATACGATGGTGATGGCGTTAATGCCACATATCGCATATCCACACGGCTAACGTCTAGCACGTCCTGGATGTCCTGATCGGCAAACGTGGCACTAGTCGTATCGTTAATAAGAAGTCTCACTTTAGTAATGAGAGCCGCCATAGACGATCTTACTGCCATTGTTGAGACTCCTTATCTATGTACTATGGACGTGCTAGGGTAATGTCGCCTTGATACGTGATCGTTGCCACACCGCCACCACTCACAGTTGCGGTTAAACGGATCTGGATACCGTTCACTACTGAAGTAGGCGATACCTCAAAGGGGATAAAAATCTCACCAGAGATAGAAGTAGTCGTTAAGGCTAACGCTATTGGCTGGTAAAAATCGCTATTCCACGTACTACCGGCATCATAAGAAACGTCTAGCGAGAATGTGCAAGCGTTGGTAGTAGTCGATGTGGCCGCGCTATAAATAACACGCGCCTTTAATCCCCTGCGAGGTGTGCCAGTTAATAGTATCAACGCCGCGCCGTTAAACGTGGCGGCTTTCGTGACACTCGCTTGTAATGCTAACAAAGCATCTGTAGGCATGTATTTTATCCTTCTGTAGCCACTACTAGGCTAGTTTAATATCGTACAATCGACCAATAGAACGGGTTGAGGCATTGACCAAACCAATAGCCCAATCGATTAAGGTACGATAGATCGCACCGTTATAGATTAGACCCAGATCCTCAACGTTAGGCGGTCCAAATTGCCAGCCATAGAAGTGATCGGTACCATAGTTGACGGCGTAAATGGATGTGTACGTTGATCCGGTATCAGCCGTTCCGTTAGCTAGTTCGGTAGTGGTAATGATACGAGTAGCTTGATCGGCCTTATATCCTGGATCTCGAATGATCGCGCCTTTGTATGATGCAATGGTACGGTTAAACTGATCCTGAGTGATATCTAAACCACCGCTTGTACCCATTAAACGTAAAGCATAATTCAAGCGTCGTTTCATCACTTCATTCATATAAAGAACAACGCCGGTACCGTCCGGTGCGTCTACGCTCCAAAGCAATTGATCAAGGTATTCTAAAAATGCGTTAGACGATGCCTGGGTAGCGGCTGCCTGTGATAACACCACGCCTAAAGCGTCGATTTTGTTTTCAGGACGTACCCCAAACGTACCGCCGTTATCAATGCGGTATCTTAGACCCACCGGCGCGTTCTGGTTGCCGCTAATGTGATCGTTCTTAAAAAACTGATAGTTAAAGTCATACGTCAATGCCTTTAGATAGGCTTCTGATTGCAAGGCACGTGGATCAGTGATTGCGTTTACGTCCTCAACAATGAATTTATCAACATCAATGTAGTTTCTGAGAATGTAGGCTTGCTCTTGGTAGGCAGTTGGTACGCCGCGTGTCGTCACACCCTCAGCATTGATCTGTGACCAGTTAACGGTAGGTAGATTGCCCTCAAACCTAGCACCATTAACTGTTAATGAATTGCGGTTAATAAGGGGGATATCTTGCATGACATTCGCATACAAGATCAATGAATAGGTAACGGCAGCGATTAGCGGTTGATTTTTCATTTGTGCATAATCAGCGAGTGTTACCGTACCGGTAAGAATAGCCATCTAAACGGCTCCTTAGTTATTTTTTGCCTTGAAATACATCACTTAAGCGGATCGGCTTAAACGGTCCAGGCGCGGTATTAGCTGGTGACTGTATGTTATTGCGGCCTGGGTTCATAGCTGGTATCGCTGGTGCTGGTGGTACCGCATTAGATGTAGCCGGCGTAGTGGCTGGTGTGGTAGCTGATTGTGCTACAAGATATGGTTTCGCCACCACTAACGCCTTGAGTAATTTTTCTACGTTGGTAGGCATGCCGTTATCGTCATATTCAAGCGTGGAACTAATCGCAAGGGCTGCTAACTCAGGATCGATGATACCTAAAGATTGCGCTTGTAACCGTACTTCGTAAGATGCTACCTTCTCTTGATAGGCTTTGATCTGCGCTGCTGATTGCGTGATCGCTTTCGTCATCTTTTCAGCATCGGATAAAGCGGCTAGTTTAGCATCTTCCTCAGTTTTTTCGTATGCGGTTAATTTCTTGCGGTGGCGATCTCTCTCTTGAATTGCGTTACTATTAGCATGCTCTAATTCCGCAATACGGGCTAATGCGGTCTCTAAATCGCTTGGCTTCGCGCCTTGCGTGGCTGTACTCGTAACCGTCGCGGTTACTGGTGTATTATCGCTACTTGTTGGCATCGCGCCTTCAAGGTTGGTATTAGGTGTAGATGTACTCATTATAGAACGCCCTTTCATTGTGTGTCAACTATTCCACGTCTTTTAGTGGTAACTCGTAGTAACTTGATCCCCATTGTGCATCGTATCGTGTGCCAACCAGATCGCTAAGGCTAGATATTGTACCGTCCTGGTATGCGTCAAACTTTGCCGGTCCTAGTATCTCGCGTTGTTTATCAGCCGATTGATCATCAAACCATTCTTGACCGGTTTGGTACGTGTCGTATGAAGTCTCTGGTATATCGCTAGCATCAATGCCAAGAGGGGATAGTATGTCATCCCAAGATTTTGTTACGGGTGTTGCCACGCATCTGCAATTAGGATGACTATCAAGCGTTTCGTCTAAATCGTGTAGGCTACCATCCATTGCTAAACACATAGCGCATGTGTTAACGCTTTTTTCACACATCCACCGCCATTGGTCTACTACATCACTATTGCGTTTATAGATATCCAGTGACGCGCCGCGATACGCTTGTAGCGTCTCTGTTCGGCTAATAGTTAAAGCCCTTGCATGCGTAGTGTTTACGGCGTTCTGAATCACATTAGCCGTTTCACGCGATCCCGCGCCGGTGGCAATAGCGGTATATATTGCGTCGGTTACATCGTGTGATGCGGTGGTACCCATGCCGCTAAAGAGGCTATGCAATGGAGATCCGTTACTGGCACGTCCTGCGAAATTCTGTAAAGCGTCTACAGGTAGCGAGTTAAAGGTCAGTTTTACGGGTGAATCTTGCGTTTCGCTATGCAACATATCAATAGCTTGTATTTGCCCCGTCTTAGCGGCAAACATTTGAGATTGCGTTACCGTGTCTAGGCTATCGTTAGCAAACTGATCGATCTCGCTTTTGATAGTTGCGGTTAAATCGTGTAGCCGTATGTTCTGGTGTAGCCATAAAATGTTTACGTCCTCACCAGCAACCTTTGCATCTTGGATCTTCTGAGTTAATGCGGCTATCTGTACATTGATATTTTTCATGGCATCGTTATATAACGCGGTTATCTCTCGTACCGTGCTAGATTCCCGTTTCATGATTTTACCTTTGTAAGTATCGGTAATTTGCTGTATGTCTGGCATTAGTTACCGCCTATAAACTGGCTAGGGGGTACTGATACCGGCGGTGTTGTTTCGGCTTGTGGTGGTGGTGGTAGCCCTTGACCTTTAGTAAAGTTTTGTAGTGTTACCGCGTCCTCTGTTTGGCTTTGCTGTAACTCAATTTCAGGATCATAGCCTAATTCCCGTTGTAGCGTAGTATTAGATATGCCGATCTGTTTCTTACCGATGGATGCTTGAACGGCTGGCAAATCATCATGTGGTAGCGGGTTTTGCCATGCTAGTACGATGTTGATATCATCTGAATACCCGCCGATCTCTAACAACGCATTTGAGAGATCGATCAGCAACGATCCGTATAAGCACCGCTTCTTTTCGTTCAGCATCAGCAGAGGCATAAACAGTAGTTCTATCGCGTTACCGGACATGGTGCCACGTGGTAGATCCTTGATACGGCCTGTTGCCACACCTGGTACTGATGATTGCTCGTCAATGTCAGATCGTAGATTTTCAGCAAAGTTAAGCGCGTTAGATAGATCTGATACATATTGAACGGCTTGCAGTTTGCTTTCGCTAGTCGGTAAGCCGGTAATACGTCCAGGTTTAATATCTATCGTGCTGGTGCCAACGCCGGTAGCGTAAATGATAGGATGACCATACAGCTTCGTAGTGCGGTTTACGTTTGATTGCACTAAGTTTAGTGAGTTATTCACACCGATCAGATCCGGTGTAAGATCCGGTATTCCATAGTAACTATGGGGATAGGTTTTATTCTGACACCCGAATAACGGGCTAAACTCGTAAGGCCACAGGATCGGATCACCTGCGCTTAGCCATTGACCACGCTCACCAACACGTGTCCAATGCTGTATAATCCACGTAGCATCGGTATCTACTTCCTCATTCATCGCGTTGTTATCGGGATCAATGCGCTGGATCTCTTCTCTATAATAGACTGCTATATCTTTGCCGTTTTGCTGTTCTGTCATGCAGTATTCAATACAGTACAGCATCACGGTCTCGCAATCTTGCGGCTCGGTTTGCACAAATACTGTTGACGGATCTACCACAATGAGCCGTGTCATAGTAGGATCGACGTTTGGCATGATACGTAGATAAGCATTACCAGCGATGGCACCCGACATAGCAAGTTTTTGTAATAGTGGTATGCGCTTTTCTTGTCTTCCCCATAGATCATCTAGGTATTTTTGTGCCTCGGCTGGTGCGTTTTCGTCTAGCGAGATCTCCAAAGATTTACCGAATAAGAAGTCTACACCACGATCTACAATTGGCTGGCACCGGTTCGACATGACGTTATCATCAGGTTGATCCGGCATACGCTCCAATGGCTTAACAAGCTCGCCATGATAAGCTCGCCACGCGGCGGCTATCGTTTCCTGACGTTTGGTATCATCAGGTGTTATTGTGTATTGTGGTTGCGTTGGTTGCATACATCTCCTTTAGTAAACGCGATTAGAATAGGTAACGTTTGCTGGCACAAGGTCAAAAAAACATACCATATAGCGTGTAGCATCTTGACCATGATCAAAGTCTTTTACCGGCGTGTCCTTACTCATTTTGCCGTTATCGCTTTGCCAGATATAGCTTTCTACCTCATCCTCGCTACATGTCGGTTTACGCGCCGCCACTAACGCCGGATCGCGTTCTATGACACTATCACGCATGTAGAATAGACGAGGCTTATCATCGCCGGCTTTTCGCAATCTTGCCGCTACCTTTTCAATGCCGATACTAACACGCTTTTGCGCTGGTAACGTTCTGAGTGATAGATAACGTTCGAGTGTACCGCGTCCCTCCGCATCATGATCGCATATGATCGCTTGTGGGAACGGATCGCCGGTATCTTTACCCCACTTAGACACGTCTAGGATCGTCCTAGCATGATCCTCTACCAGCCGTTGCGTATGGTAAATCTCTCTGTAGCGATACATCCTACCATCTGGATCTATAGCCCACCATTGGCAAATAAACGGATGTGTATAACCAAAGTCCACACTAAGATAACGCGGCCATTCTGGAGGAATAGGAAACCGATCTATCACGTTCAGGTTACGATCCCAAGTATCCTGATAGACCATGCCCTCAGCAGCAGCCCATAACCCTAACCGGTAGCGACTGTAAAGCACACCTGACAATTTATCTAGTACCGTTAGATAGCGCGTTCCCTCTTCTGTGATGCCGTCATCAGTAAACAATAGCGGATTATCTTCATGGCGAGAATGTAGCATCACGGTTTTATTTACGTCGCCTCGCTGTTTTAACCAATGACTAGGAGCCGATGGATTGCAGTCGGCTATCAATTGTTGGAGCGGCGTTATATTGTTGCGTAGTCGAATTAAGCAAGATTCCCAATCAGTTTCCGTAAATTCTGTAGCCTCTTGAACATAGATTAGATCCCACTCTGAGGACATAATTTTCATAGGCTTATCCATACCACCAACTGCGAGGATCGATCCGTTGGGGTATTGATATTGTTGTTTAGCGGCCCGCCATTCCACGCCCTGCGCTGGGTGTAGTACGTGGCGTTCAAATGTGACCATACCGGACTCTGTAAGGGATCGGCGCGTTTTACGAACTAATAAGGCGCGTGTCTTAGGGTACGACATACACATGTAATTGACGTATTCTAATAAACCGCGTGACTTGCCAGTACCCGCCGGACCGTCTACTACTACCTCATTTGCCACGAGGGAAAATATCTTTTCACTGGCACCACGCGGCGTATAGGTTTCAATGACGCTATTCTTTATCGTTGCTACTGGCATTGATAGCCCCGATCTGGTTAACAGATGGTGCGTGTTGCAATACAATCGTTTTCGTGTAGTTACTACTCGTTACTTGATCTTCTGGTTTGATATCAAG